CATTCTCACACCTGAGGAGTTCTCTGAAATAATGGCGAAATACAACGATCATCTTGAATCTACAATGCGTGATGAGTGGGAACGCGCCCGTATCATGGCTGCTATCCTCATTCAACCGCACATTACTCGCAAAATAACTCCCGAGAAGTTATTACCGCTTCCATGGGATAAGAAACGCAACAAAACAAAAGCGCCGGCGATCTCTAAGGAAGAGCATCTCCAGCGCTTTCGTGATATTAAGCATCGCCTTAACGGCAAGTGATTACCATCTAAATAGTTCTCTAATTTTGGAACTAAATATTGAACCGATAAATACATACACCATAGCTATTACCGATACTATGCAGAATATTATAAATAATTTCCATAGTATCCAGTGAATAACTCCAGTAAAGCTTACAAGTATCATAGTTTTGCTTTTTTATTACTATACGCAAATGTAGTAAGAAAATTTTAAAAATAAAAATAATTCATTAAGAAAATGGCAAAATCAGTTATTGAACTCAATATAAAACAAACGGTTGATGGCAAGGAGTCAATAACCAAACTGACGGCGGACTTTGAGGAGTTGCAATCCGCATTGCAAAAAACTCAGGCAAGTGTTAAGTCCGTTCAAGATATTATGACTCAAAGCTTGGCTGGGTGTGCTACATTTGCTACGTCATTACAGGCCCTATCATCATCAGTCGGGCAATTGGCTCAAGGTTACAATGACTATGATAAGGCGATGCGTGCCGTCAATACTATGGCCGGCAAGAACGAGGAAGGCTTTGCTAATCTTAAAGGTCAAGTCAGTGAGCTGGCTAAGACTATACCTCTCGCCAAGGATCAGCTCGCGAATGGTCTCTATCAAGTCATCTCGAATGGTGTACCTGAAGATAACTGGATTAGCTACCTAGAAGCATCAGCCAAGGCATCAGTCGGTGGTATTGCTGACCTTGGGCAGACTGTCACCGTGACCTCTACGCTTATCAAGAACTATGGCTTGGCATGGGATCAGGCGGGAACCATTCAAGACAAGATACAACTCACAGCCAAGAACGGCGTAACCTCGTTTGAACAACTTGCCGGAGCTTTGCCTAAAGTAGCCGGTTCTGCTGCCACTCTGGGTATCAGCATTGATGAATTAATGGCATCATTCGCTACATTGACAGGAGTGTCAGGTAGCACGGATGAAGTCGCTACTCAACTCGTAGCCGTCATGTCTGCATTGACTAAGCCTACATCCGAGGCTTCCAAACTCGCCGAAGAAATGGGCATTCAATTCAATGCAGCAGCTATCAAGGCAGCCGGTGGTATGCAACAATTCTTAAGCCAGTTGGTTGTCAACGTCAAGCAATATGCTCAAGAGACGGGCCAGCTTGAGACGGAGATATATAGTACTCTATTCGGTTCATCACGTGCTATCCGCGGTCTTATACCTCTCACCGGTGAACTCGCTGAGAAGTTCAAGAGCAACATCTCTGAGATGAGTAATTCTGCCGGAACCATTGATGGGGCCTTCGAGAATATGAGTTCGACATCAGAAGCCGTTACCCAGAAAATCAAGAATCAGATGAGCGCTGTGACCGGCATGATCGGTCAATATGCAGCCGCTGCTCAACCAATGCTCCAGTATGTAGCCATTCTCGGCCAATCTATCGCCGGTGTGACTGCTTTGGGAACGGTCATCACTGCTCTTATAGCCAAGACTAAGGCTCTCACTACTGCGATGATCGGTGAACGTAACATCCGTATTCTCACAATCATAAACCATAAGGTAGAACGTCAAGTTAAAGAAGCGCTCATCGCAGTAAACTCTCGTCTTGCTGACAGTGTTCGTGCAGTCAGTATTGCCACTAAGGTACTTTATGCAACTGTATCTCTTGGCCTGACTCTCGCTATCTCGGCTCTTATAGAACTGATAGCGAGATGGACGTCAGCGAATGATGATGCTGCGGCATCAACGAACAATCTCACAGGCATTAGCGAACGATTCAAGGATAAGGTGTCGGATACTACCAGTGAACTTGAATCGGCAGCAGCGCATCTCAAGAGTCTCATGGATGCTCATCTCGATACGGCCTCTGCTGTCGAGCATCTCAATCAAACCTATGGCTCAATATTCAATACATACAAGACTGCCGCTGAATGGTATAAGGTGTTGACACAGAACTCCAAGATATACGCTAAGCAACTTGGTTATGAGGCTGCTGCCAAGGAATACTCTGCCGAAAAAGCACGTAAGGAGGCTGAACTTGATGATAAGAAAGCACAGGCTCGTACACTCTTAAAGAGTGGTAAGGCTGAGATAAAGCACTATGGTAAGGATGGAGCATACTCAAAGGTCGTCGGAGAAAAGGCTGATGAATACAAGGCTCTTGACAAGGAGATTACTCAGCTATCATCCGAGGTTGCAACATTGGACCGCCGATTCGATGGTATGATGAGTTCTGCTGCTAATATGGCATCACAGATCCGTACCAACATCAACGCTCTGAATGCCCCTGACATCAAACTATCATGGGACAAGCAATCAATCGAGGAACTTAAGAAGACAATCGAATCTCAGACCAAGAAGGTCGAGAGACTCGGCAATGGAAATAACCCTGAGGCGAAGGAGGAGGCTGCTCTTCTCGCTAAGATGAAACAGCGCCTCGCTACTCTTCAGAAGATATATGGTCTATCGACTAAGACTTCCAAGGTCAAGACCGAGAAGTACAACGGAGATAAATACATCAAGGATGCCGATGACTTGAAGGAACTTGAGAATAATCTCAAGTATTATGACAATGCCATAGCTAAGGCAGATTCATCAGATAAGGAGCATATTCGTACACTCCAAAATGAACGCAACCAAATAGAGTCTCAGATTGCTGACATCAAGCTGCTTTATGAGGAACTTGGTCTTCCGGTCGAGTGTAAAAGTTTGTCAGATTTTGACAAATGGCTCTCGCACCTCAATAGCGCTTGTTCTGTGGCCAGTTCCGAGGAATTGCCCGCGCTGAAGAAGAAAATCGAGGAGGTTCAGGCTGCGCGTGACGACTTCGAGGATGCTGCTGAGCCGGTTATCAACATAAAGGACATCAAGTCATATGATGAGCTAGACAAGGCTATTAGCCGCGTTGACCGCAGAACGGCTAAAGCTACTAAGGAAGGCCGCGAAGCTCTCATTAAGGAACGCAAGGAGCTTGAACGGCTCCGCCAAGAGTGGGAGGACCTTGACGCCGAACTTAGTAAGCCTGGCGAAATTTCTCAGATTAATAATCTCCGCGATTTAGCCGAAGCAGAAACGTATTACAACAATCTCCGAGAACGCGGCAACGCTGATGAGATTGCCAATGCTCATGAGATGCTGCGTCTCATCGAGCAGCGCCGCAAGGCTCTCACCGTTGGCGAGACTATCAGCGACTATGAGACCGAGGTCAATGACGTCGGTAAATACGGCGATAAGCAGATGAAAATTGAGATCAAGGCTATTGGCATTGATGGTGTCAAGGATAAGATACTTGAGCTCAATAAACTCCTTGCCGATGGGAATCTCACCGATGAGCAAGAACAGCGTGTCCGCAAGCTAATCTCAACGTATGATGATTGGCGTAAGTCAATGGCTCGAAGCTTTGATACCCTCAAGGATGGATACGGTAATATCAAGTCTGTCGGTAATGCTCTCATCGGTATGCATGATTCTCTTACTGAGAGTGGTACGGCTTGGGAAAAGATTACAGGTATTATCGATGCCTTCATCTCGTTGTACGAGGGTGTTAATGGTGTCATCAGAATAGTAGATGAATTGACCGGCGTAACTAAACTTTTTACCGGGCAGAAGACCGCAGAATCGGTAGCTTCGGGCGTATCGGCAGCAGCTTCAGAATCCGAGGTTGCGGCTCAAACCGAACAGGCTGTGGCATTAGTGCCGGTTATCGCTGCCAACAAGGAGGCGACTGCCAGCTACGTTGAATTGGCTGCTGCTCAATATATGGCAGCTCACGCAGCCATTCCACTTGCCGGCTTTGGTATTGGTTCGGGATTCGCGACAGGGGCGGCAGCATTGGTCAAGTCAATTGGCGTTATGCCATTCGCCAAGGGTGGTGTCATCAGCGGTCCAACAGTTGGTCTCTTGGGCGAATACTCAGGGGCATCGAATAACCCTGAAGTCGTTGCGCCTCTTGATAAACTCCGTGACCTCATCGAGCCACGTACCGCCTTTGCCGGTGGCAAGGTCGAGTTTGAGATCAAGGGCCGTAAGTTGGTCGGCGTACTGAATAAGCAATCTAAATACTCAGATAGAATATGATAACAACATACAAAGGTTACTTCCTGGATATTGAAGACGTCCGCTATGACTTCGAGATTATCGAGGACATAGCTTTCCCGCTGATGAACCCGCGTCTATCGAATGGGAAGAGACTGACAAGCTGACTACAGTCCAAGGCTCGGCTCTGACGCTGAAGGTTAACAGTGATTATGACCGCCAGTTCCTTCGCCTCTACACGACAGAACCGGGAGCGGTCATAATCAAGGTCTATCGTAGCGGTCGAATATATTGGGTGGGCGCACTCGATACCGAGCAGTATGAGGAGCCATACGCCACGGAGAAGGATTATGATGTCACACTCACTTTCAGCGATATGGCTGTCATGGCTCGCCGCTCATGGACGATGACCGGCTTCAAGTCTCTGCGAGACATCATCAAGGCATGTCTCGCTCCTACCCGATTGATGGATGATGGCATGATGACGTCGATAGTATATGCTATCTCAACGACAGATGCCTATGATACTGCCGGTGTTACTACATGGCTTGATAACTGGGGCGTAGCATCTGACAACTGGTACGATGAAGACGGAGAACCGATGACGCTGCGTGAAGTTCTTGAGGCAGTCCTTCAGCCTCTCGGCATCCGCCTTGTGCAGAAAAACGGACTGCTCATCTTCTACGACCTTGAGTATCTCTACCAGAATCAGACAGCACAAGAAATATCATGGGCGTCAGAGGATCAAGTGCTTGGCGTCGATGCTGTCTATAACAAGATCAATCTCACTTTGTCACAATATGCCGATGACGACCTAATAGACGGCTCTATTACAGAGGACGACCTTAAGTATGACAAATACTCTACCAAGGTATGGTATCTCGGCCTATGGACCGCATCTGAGACGACATCAGGTTTCTCAATGAAGTGGGGTACTCCTACTGCGGGGCTGCCTGATAATCTTATCACTAAGGCAGCCATCTTCAAGATGACATCCGATTACAGCAGCTGTGACGGTGCCGGTGTATGCTGTGCCTTCCGTTCTAATAATCATTCCGGTGGCGATACAAATAGCTTATATCAAGAGGTCCTCTATAGCACCGAGATGAAGAATGGCTATACCTTCCTCAACAATGGAGGAACGTATGACTATCTATTCAAGGTCAATGGAGGTTACATTCTCGGAGAGCTTGCCGGCAAGAAGGGCTTCAAGCTGCGTATCCAATTAGACCTGCTACTCGACGCTCATTATAATCCATTCGAGGATGATGATGACAATCAGCGAGACAAGGATGTCGATGACCTGAAGGAGCTTCTTGAGTTCGTTTATGTCCGTTGTAAACTGACCTTGCGTAACTCATCAGGCACTGCCATCATGCACTACAACAATGCCGGAGCCTTCGATAATCCGAAGTTGATGGGTGGAAGTGGAGGCAGAAACGGCAGCTGGATAAGCGGAGAGGCAGCCTGGGATGAGATGTTCTTGGCATACTATGACTGGGACAACCGCAAGGAGAACTCAGCTGTCTGCAATGGCTGGGTGACGAATCGACAGATTACAGGTTATGAGAATTACAGCACGATCCGCAAGAGTATCCAATCGAGAGGCGACGGTGAGTTCATTATTCCTCCTTCTCGTGACGGCTGGCTTGAGCTTCAGATAGCGCCCGGTGTCTCTTGGAAACATAAAAAGGACTCAAATAAGATACCCGGATACATGAGTACATCCAAGTATTATCAAGATGTTGATGATAAACTGCGTTGGCTCTTGTTCCGGAACCCGAAGATTAGTCTTGTCAAGCCGAATGGCGATGACCTGGACTCTGCCGTAAACGGAGACCTTGAATGGTGTGCGTATCTCGATGCTGCTGCCGAGGATAGTCTTGACCTCAATACAACGGTCGGCACCACGAGCAGCCCAACGGCTAAAGCAACGCTCTTCGACATGCAAGGCACTGACAAGTCTCCTCTGTTTGTTCGTGCAAATTTTAGTAATATTCCTGAAAAATTGTTAATCGCTACAGCATACAGCCAGTACGCCACAAGACACGCAATTCTCCAAGGGACAGCGGATTTGATACCTGGAGCCATGGTTGTCAAGGATGCAGCCTTCAACGAAGGTGGTACCAAATTCCTTCTTTTGTCGGAAGTACAGAGCCTCCGTGAAAACACGTCTGACATAAAGGCGAGTGAACTGACGGCGGAAGAATATGAATCATTAGAAATCGTGACCGATGAGTAAAAAATATAATGTCAAGACAAGGACAGTAGCTGCCACTCCTCGACGGAGCAGAGGCAGCGGTTCTACAGGTGGTGGCGGTGTGACTGTCGTTACCACGAGCAGCTCGTCATCTAATGATACAACATACGTCGGTCACTCCCACGAGAACCTCAACGACCTCAACAAAATCACCGAGGCTGACGGCTATCTCTATGACAACGATGAGAAGGCCAAGGCGGGCTATGCTGATGAGGCGGGTGCGCTGGCGGATGAGGATGGCTTTGTTGAGAAGTTGAGACAATACTTCTTGAGCAAGACCAGCGAGGA